CACAGTCCCGTTTGAAATCATGGAACATGTAATACAAATCAATCCCGTGCGAATCGCTGGACAACACCCGCCTACGCGCCACGACATCCCACCCTCTCACGCAATCAAATGGTCTGTTTTGGTGCCGCTGATCTCGTGGTTTTACGGTAAAAAATCAGATGGTCTAACCAAAACCGATCCCGGCATGGAAGGCAACAAAAAATCCCTGAAACCCAATGATTTCAAGGATTCCCGGGCAAACTGGTGACCCAGCGGAGACTCGAACTCCGGACCCTCTGATTAAAAGTCCGCCCGGCCTCGTCCCATCCCTCAATGCCTTGAAATACCGGGGTTTGTATCTGATTTTTCCGGCACCAGACCATGTGACCACGGCCACCAAACAACAACGGCTATTATAGCACGGGCCGGGGTGATCGTCAAGCCCTCGGGGCGGGAAATGTTGGGCCGCAAATCGCCGCGCTCGGAGATAGGCGCGGATGGCATGGAAAACGGCGAGGCATTACCCCGCCTTTAGCCGGGCGGGGGCGGCGCGTGTTGCCTTGATTGTACACGATCCGGGGCGGGGTGTCTAGCAGGGAAGGCAGTCAATCTAGGTGCGACGCCATGCTCACCGGATGATGTGCCTTGATCGCCTCGAACGCCTTCACGGTGACTTTGTACCGGTTCCAGCCGATCTTGTAGCGCCCAGCGGCGGTAAGGTCGCGCTCCCTGTAGGTCTGCAAATGCTCGATGCCGCGCCCGGTCAACGTCTCGGTAGTGTCGATGTAGTAGTGCCTGCCGTAGTGTCCGAGCGTAGCCTCCATCTTGCAAGCCGGTTTGCGCTGCCCCATTTCGGGCGTATAGGCGTGGACGCCGGGTTTCCTGTCCTCCATGTAGAGAATCTGTGCCATTATGGTATGCTCCTTTCTGTCTATCCCTGCGTCACGGTGACGTTGATAATGCGCTCACGCTTGATGAACTTTATGTAGCTGCTCCCCGCCTTGTCCCACAGGCCCAGATACACGCCGCCTATGTCGCGACACATAAGCTCGCCGGAATAGGTTTTGACTTTGCCGCGCTCCATGCAAGTAACCGTTGCGGTTTTCATGTGGTAACGCTCCTTTCGATTGGGCTTCCTGCCCTTTCGGAACCGTCCCGCATGGAAGCGGGGCGGAACCGGGAAGGCAGTTGGCTTGGCTATGCTTTTCGACGCTTTCCATACTCCTTCTCAAGTCGGTTATAATCAATCGGTTCGTCGTATACGCATCCGGATTCACCCCAAACACTCGTGATTACGTACACGCCGTAGGCCCAGGCGTAGCAGCACGAGTATTTGATTTTCCGGCCTGCGTAGATCAAGCATTCGGAGTTGGTGCCCTTCGGCCAGAACTCGGTGCAGTCCGAGATGTCGATTGAGCTGGCCACCTTCTGGCCGTTTGCAAAGATCCGTTCAAAATCCTGCATGGGCCTGGTAAGGGTGATAACTGTTGTGGTGCGCTGCATTGTGGTTGCTCCTTTCGTTGTCCGGGCTTCCTGCCCTTTCGGGTCCGTCCGGCGAAGGGCGGAACCGGGAAGGCAGGCGGTATCATACATCAAAAACGTGTCTCACGAATGTCGCCTTGCTATACGTTGGAGGCGCTGGGCTAAAAGAAATGTCGTACAGGTCGCAGGTGAAATGCCTGCCGTCTTTCGCAAGCACCGCCGCTTGCTTTCTCATCGTTTCTTCGCTGATGGTTTGAATAACCTTCTTCCCGTCCTCAAACAGGATGTAGGCGGGGTTGAGCTTCTTTTGAAGTATCATGGCTGATCCCCTTTCTGCCGGGCTTGTGACCGGCTCGCCGCATTACCGGGGCCGTGGCCCCGTCACTCTGCGTTTTGCTCCGCGTCCAGTATCATCTGGTTAAGCTCGTCCATTTCGGCCCCGATTTGCTTTATCCTAGCGTCCGCGATTCGGTGCGGGGTTCCGTTCCTTTCCGCTTCCGCCTGCCGCTCTTTTTCTCGCTCCAACTCCTCCATCAAAGTTTTCATTGCCAGATTGTAAATCCTTGCCTTTGTCATGGTGTCCATCCTTTCCGGGGCGGTTTCGCCGCCGCCCCTCGGCTGTTGGTGTGCTAGGCCAAATCGCTGCACTTGCGGGATTCGATAATCCTCCTCCGGCGGGCCTCGATGATATCGCTAATCGCCCGGAATTCAGGATCACCATCTCCTCCGAGTGCGCGGTAGCAGGCAACCCAGGCCTCGTCCAGCCACGTAAGCTCCGGGCAGTCACCAAGCAGCTCGCCCAAGGGATTACTATTATCGCAGCAGGCTACCCAAAGCCTTGCACCATTGTAGTACTCGCGGATATCGCCGCCCTCGCTTCGCAACTCGTGCGGGAAATCCTCGTCGGGATCACCTTCGCCGTCGAACCGCTGCATGTAAGCGCTTTCCCCGTCCGCCAGCGTCTCGGCCAGCGTGCGCCAGGCGGTGAATGCCGTGCCGTGATCGGTGTACCAGTTGGCCCTGTCGTTGTCAAATTCGCCCGTCCAGACCGCGTACTGATTTTCCATTGTGATTGCCTCCTGTTTTTTTGTTTTGCCCTGATCTGCGACTATAGTAGCATACGTTGCCAAGTATGCCAATATCGGAAAATTACACAAACATACCTTGCTAAGTATGCATTTATTTTGTGCAATTTTGCCTACTTGCCTAAGTATGCCCGATTATATTATAATAGATACGATAGATATGGGCATGGAGGATAGCGTGATGGGCGGAAAAACATCGGCGGCGGCTAAAAATCGATATAATGCCAAATCATATGATATGGTGCGCGTGCCAGTGCCCCGGGGATCAAAGGCGATCTGGCAGGCCCGCGCCGATCAGGCCGGGGTATCGCTGGCCCAGTACGTGCGCGATGCGGTGGCGGCATATGATCAGGCCCAGAAGGCAGGCCAGCAGCCCGGCCAGGGGACAGCTACACCCCCAGCTGCCCCCGATTTGGGCGCGGGGGAACGATGCATGGAAGGCAAGGAAAGCTAGGGCACCACCAATCATCATTGGTCGACAAATCAATCATAGTTGGTGCTCATACTAGGTTTATGCATTTTCAATACATTCATTTAACAATTCCAGCTTATTTTTCATGGAACAAGAACAAATAATGGTATGAAATATTGACACGCTGTAACGCCGACAGTCAAGCGTTACACTTTCCGTTACAGGCCAAAACCCTTGTATTTATTGGGTTTTCGGGGCTTTTGTAACGCTGTAACAGTTGTAACGGTATTTGAAAAGTTTTGAAGAAAATTATACATATATACATTACAATATATATTTCCCCCATAATAAGATAGCAAAACAGCGTTACACCGTTACACCCCTCCGAAACCCTTATGGCACAAGGGTTTGCGGGTGTAACGCCAACAGTAACGCGTTACGTGTTGTGCATTTTTGGATTCTGTTTTTGATCAGGTTGCACTAAATTCAGGCTGAAATAGCCCGTTCCGCCCCTCGCCGCATTTCCTAGTGTAACAGTGTGATTTTGGGCGCGTAGGTTTTTCGCCCTCCATGCCGCACACCCCATTTTAGGCCGGTTGATGCGGTGGATATTGCAATTGGGGCCGGTTTGTGGTTGTATGTAGCCGGCACTTTACTATGCTAATGTGCTGCTTCGATAAAGCGACGCAAGGCGGAGGTGGCAGAGTGGCTCGTAGGCCTCGCATCCGGCCTGGGCCGTGGGGTGATGCGGCCCCACCGGCGGAGGTTCAGCGGGCCGTGGATGATCCGGAGGCGGCCCGTGTATCCCTGATCCAGGCGGCAGTACGCCTGCGCCGGGATGGGCTGGCCAGGGAGGATATCGCCGGCGTGCTGGGCGTTTCGACATATAAGATATCTCAGGCCCTAAAAGATCCGCGCGCTGCTATCGTGGAGCGTCGGCTGGATGCTGATGCCGCTGATGATGATGCCCTCCATGCCGCCCAGTCCGCCTATCGCCTATCGCGGGCGTGGGAAGTGCTTGACATGGAGATGGATAGCTCCGATCCGTGGATACGCCATCAGGCCGCACTGGCCGTGATCGCAGCCAGCGCAAAATCCAGCCAGGCCAGGCCGTCAACGGAGATCGTTATCGTGCCGGAGCTGGCCTATGATGATCAGGATCGGGGCGCTGACGGTGGGCCTGATATGCAGGATGATGGCCCGGATGCTGCATATTTAGGTGATTTGATGGTAATTCCTGACGATTGAAAATTTATTGCAGGATTTCCTGTCAGATAGTCGATTTATCCAGTTAAGATTCCGTAAACCTATTCGCTAAAGTGATCTTTCGCGCATAGTTGAAGGTAGATTTAACATAACACAACGAAATAGCACGGTTGTGTGTCAGATATCGGGGGTGTGTGATGGTGCGGCGGACAGTTATTACGATGGTCATTCCCACTCCATGCGGTGCCCCCCGCCCGCGACGCCGACCCCCGGGGGGAGCGCGCAATTACCACCCTATTTTCGCAGCTTGCCCTTTCCAGCGGAAGCCGAGATGCATCCCCCTCCCTACTACCCTACCCCCGCCCCTGCTTATACCGGGTTAAATGCAGGGATAAATGCCGCTTCTTCTCCTTTGATGGAACTTAGTTTTTCACTTAAGGCCGGCTTATACTGGAGCCGCTTATCGCTTAGCCGTTTACCTGGGTGTGGGGCAGCAAAAAGCAGGAGGTACGGATATTATAGCACGGTTTCAGGATTTTTTGTTGAGGGGTGGAGAGAAAATTTTCACCGGCGCGGCATGGTTGGGGGGTTAGCTGTCGAATGGTCTGATTTCGCTTCTTCCATGCAGAACAAGCGGCGCCATTCCGGGCGGATGAGGCTGCATTATTCCATGCCGGGTGGCCCTGGATATACGGAGGCATAGATGGCTGAACGCATTGTAATTGACTACAAACCGACGCCGAAGCAGTTGATGTTTCACCGGACCCCGGCGGACATTGTGCTGTATGGCGGAGCGGCAGGTGGTGGAAAAAGTAAGGCCTGTGTCATGGATGCGTTTCTTCGCTGCATCAAACACCCCGGAACACACGCTTACCTATTCAGGCGGTCTTATCCGGAGTTGAAAGACACGCTGATCCTGGAAGCAAACAAGTCCATTCCGCGCGAGGTTGGGCGGTACAAGACCGGATCGCATGACATGGTTCTGATCAATGGCAGCGAGTTGCATTTCAGGCATTGCCTGCGGAACAATGACCGCTTTCTCTATGCGGGCGCTGAAATTCATTGGCTGTACATAGATGAGCTTACGACGTTCTCAAAGGTGATTTTCGACTTCCTGCGCACTCGCCTCCGTGCAAAGGAAAGCCTAGGTATCAGGCCGATTGTGCGGTGTACGTCGAACCCGGGCGGAGAGGGCCATGCATGGGTCAAGCAGATGTTCGTTGACAGTGCGCCCTATTTTGAGATGCATGAGATGCGCGTATTTTCGGATGTTCTGAATGACGAGCAGGTTCGGAGAATCCAGTATATTCCGGCATTTGCAAAGGACAACCCGCACATATCGAAGGATTATTTCTTCGAGCTTGAGCAAAAACCTGATGCGCTTCGCCGTGCGCTGCTGAATGGCGATTGGGACGCTTTCGAGGGACAGGCCTTCCCTGAATTCACGAATGACCCGGCTCATTACCGGGACGGAATCCATACGCATGTGATCGAGCCGTTTGAAATTCCGAATTGGTGGCCTCGGATGCGGTCGTTTGACCATGGATATTCTCGTCCGTTCTCTGTTGGATGGTGGGCGACCGGCCCGGACGGACGGCTTTATAGATACCGCGAGTGGTACGGATGCACCCGTAACGCAAAGGGCGATGTTGAACCGGATGTTGGGCTAAAGCTGGACCCTTCCGAGATCGCGCAGGGAATCTACCAGCGGGAAGCCGAGGAACGGTCAAACGGAATTACGGTTTATGGGGTTTGTGACCCTTCCCTGGACGATCACTCCCGCGGAATCTCCATCATGGACGCCATGGCGCAGAACGGAGTGTATTTCACAAAGGGCGATAATGAGCGCCTTGCCGGCAAGATGCAGGTTCATTACAGGCTTCGATTCCGACCAGACGGAAAGCCGATGATGTATGTTTTTAACACCTGCAAGGACTTCATCAGAATCTTCCCGACGCTCAGTTACGACGAGATCAAGGTCGAGGACGTAAACACAAAGAGCGAGGATCACATATACGACGAGACGCGATACCGGTTCATGGAATCACCGATTGCGCCGGTACCGCCGCAAGAGCGCAGGATACGAAAATGGAATCCATTGGAGGATTAACATGGGAGATTACGGCATTCACGGAATTGTCCCGGAAAGAGATTGCGCTTCCATGCGCGAAGAACAGCCGCTAAGCGACGAAAAGCGGGCGTTTGTTCGTTCAATTTACGCGCTATTTGAATCCTTCAAAAACGCAAGCCGGGAATATTTGGCAGAAATTCAGACTGCCAGAGCCTTTCGCAGATTGGATGATCCTGGCCTGGATTCTCCGAATGCGCCAGCTAAAAGGCCGCAGTTGAACACGCTGAACAGCACCATGGATAACATGATTGCCGACTACGTGGACAATATGCCCGAAGTGATTCTTGCGCCTGAGCGCGTTGATCTTGAGGACATTTCCAGACAGATGACGGACGTTCTTGGATGGGTTTTCCATCATGCGGAGCTGCCCGCTGTCTGGAAGCTGGCTGTTGACGATGCCGTAGTAACTGGTACTGGCGTGATTCAGGACTTCTTCGATCCTTCCATGAGCGGTGGCGGAGAAGAAGGGAACATATCCCTTATATCGTGGCCCCCTGAAAGTTGGCTGCCTGATCCGCTCTATGAGGATTTTCAGCAAGGCCGCGCTGTTTTCAAGGTGTGCAAGCATCCGATGAGCTATTTCGCCCAGCACTACCCAGATATAGCCCAGTACATTTCGGCTGACGGCGACAGCGTAATGGACTATGGCGTAGACGGCGATAACAAGCGTACCGACATCAATTATGACGATCCCTCCGTGGCGCTTCTTGAGGTATGGTATCGCAGGTTCGACCCAGACAATGAGCGATATGCCATCCACATGGCGAAGGTTGCCGGAAATTGCCTTCTTGAGGACAGCCGCGACAATCCCGAAACCGCCTCCGGAGTGTATGCCCACGGTCAGTATCCGTTTACTTCGATTCGGTTCAGGAAAAGGCGCGGCACGGCATACGGAGCGGGAATGTGCCACGAATATGCCGATACCCAGCGCATGATCAACCTTTTCATGGGCTACATCAACGACAACATCCGGGAATCAGCGAAGTTTAAGATGCTGATCTCCAAACAAGCGGGTGTCGATATGAAGGCGCTTATGGACTACAACCAGCAGGTTGTGCTGGTGGATCAGCGCATCAACAAGGAAATGATGGACTGGCAGCAGCCGCGCCCGCTCAATTCGCTGGCGCCCACTATGATGAGCGCGCTTCAGGACACGATGAAGCAGGACAGCGGTCAGAACCAGTTTACCCGCGGTGAGGGCGGTTTGGGCGTGACCGCCGCAAGCGCAATCAACATGTTGCAGAATGCCGGCGGCAAAATCTCTCGGATGCATGTGAACGACTTTATCAACGACTTCCGGCACACATGCGACCGCATCATCTCCATGATCGGACAGTTTTTCAAGGAAAAGCGAATTTTCATGATCTATGGAGAGCAGGGCGGATCGGACATGCGCGAAGTTGAGTTTGATCCGCAAAAGGTGTTTGACGGCATGGAGCCATACAAGAAGCCGGCGTTTTCGGTTCGCGTAATGGCGCAGCGGTCAAGCCCGGATCAGGTTGAGGCGTTTAACCAGAAGGTGCTTCGGATGGTTGAGCTTTCCGCGAACAGTAACCCGATTCCGCCGGTTGCGATTGCAAAAATGCTTCAGATGACTGGCAAGGAACAGATGGTACCGATTCTGGAGAGCGTCGATGCCCAGCGCCAGGCTATGCTTCAGATGCAGCAGCAGATCGAAATGCTTTCGCAGCAACTTCAGGCAGTTGCGGGCGAGAACGAACAGCTTAAACAGGGCCTTGACCAGGCCGCGCAGGAAATACAGCAGCAGCAGCAGGTCATGGCCGCGGTCGGACAACAGATGACGGTGAACGCGCAAGCGCAATCGCCCTCCATGCCGACATAACCAGCGTGTAAGCGGGCTGACCCGCTTCATGATAGGAGGATACCCAAATGGCCGCAGAAAATGAAATCACAAACGAAGCGACGGAACTTACCGATTCCGTTCCGATGGAACTCGACCAGCCGGAGGAACGCGATGAGGTGTCGCTTGCGGAGCTTCTAGGCGAGGAACAGCCTGCGGAAGGTCAGGGCGAAGAGCAAGAGGGCGCAACGGCGGCACATACCGCCAACGCGGGCGACGCCAGCCCGCAGACCGCTGACAAAAAGCAGGAAAAGGTACTCACCCAGGCCGATTTTGACCGGGCATTCGGTGAGCGCGCCGCTGGTCTGCGCAGACAGTGGGAGCGCGAACACGCCGAAGAACTCGCAATAGCGAGGACGATCCGGCAGCGGTATCAGGGCAAGAGCGTGGCCGAGATCGAGGAAGCCTTGATCGCAGACGAAGCCAAGACGCTTGCGCTCGATGCCGGGTATTCGGATGAAGAAGCGCTGCAAAAGGTTCGCGCCAGACATGCCTATGAACGACAGTCTAGCAACGAGGTTGACCCGGCGCTCCTTGCGGGCATGGCCAGGCAGATGGACGAATTCCAAGCCAAGTACGGCATCGATCTTCAAGCCGAAATCGAAGCAGACCAAAGCCTCATTGAAGCTATCGGGGACGATGGCGACATGAAGGATCTGATGATTGCTGTCCTTGCGAAGAAGGGCGCTCCTGCGAAGTCCACCAGCACGAAGCCCAACCAACCCACCACACAAAAGCCGAACGTTCCGCGTGTTGAAACGGCTGGTGCCGCGCCCTCTGCGCAGGCTGCCCGCGTTCTGACCGATGCGGAGATTGAACGAATTGACAGGGAGCTGTCGCAGGGACGCTACGTGCGAATCTGACGGCAGCGCACTAAGGAGGCAAGCCTAAAATGGCTCTGAACACCAACCTCACCACGAGCAACACCCAGGGGAGCAACGACCTTTCCCCGACCATGAAGACCTACTACGACAAGAAACTGCTCAAGGAGATGAAGCCCAAGCTTCTCCACACGCAGTTCGGTCAGAAGCGCCCGATCCCCAAGAACAACGGCAAGACCATCGAATTCCGGAAGTTCACCCCGTTCGCCGCTGCGGTTACCGCGCTTGTTGAGGGTACTCCGCCTGACGGTCAGTCGCTCAACATGACCAGCAAGACCGCGTCGGTCAAGCAGTATGGCCAGTTCGTCGCGCTGTCTGACCACATCCGCATGACTGCGCTCGACCCCGTTGTCAACGAAACCATTGAGATGCTGGCCGACCAGGCGGCTATCACGATGGACACGCTGGTTCGGGAGGAACTGACCGGCTCTGCCGATGCGACGAACGTCCTGTACGCGGCTGGCAATCAGCGCGCGGCTATTGCGGCCACGAACATCCTGACCACCACGCTTCTGCGCAAGGCGGTTCGTGCGCTCAAGAAGGCCAAGGCGCCCATGTTCAATGACGGCGGCAGCTCCTACTACGTCGCCATTGTCGGCCCCGATACGACCTTTGACCTCCAGACTGATGACAACTGGCTCAAGGTCGGTCAGTATCAGGACAAGGAGAAGATCCACACCGGCGAGATCGGCAAGATCTTCGGCGTCAAGATCATCGAAACGACCGAATCCAAGATCTTCGAGGCGCTCCCTGCCATCCTCGATGAGGGCACGAACATCACCGAAACCAAGACCCTGACCAGCATCGCGGCGGATGCGTATGTGGCGGCGACGCCCTCTATCCAGGTCACCGCCACGGCGAGCACGCTGGGCAGCGCGGGCATTGCGGCGCTTGCAGGGAAGTACATCGTGATCGCAGGCCAGCGGCGCAAGATCGCCAGTGCGGCAGCGCATAGTACTCCGGAGAACGGCACGGTCCTGACGCTCGACGCGGCGCTTACGGGTGTCGATGACAAGGCGGCGGCCATGAACGGCATCACCATCTACCCGGACGGCGGCGGCATCATCGGCAATCCGGTTGCGGCCACGCTGGTGCTGGGCAAGAACGCCTACGGCCTGATCGACATCGACGGCAGTATGGCGGTGCAGAGCATCGTCAAGGCGGTCGGCAGCGGCGGCACGGCTGACCCGCTCAACCAGGTTTCGACCTGCGGCTGGAAGGTTCCGGCGTTCACGTCGAAGATCCTCATGCCCGACTGGCTGATCCGCATCGAGCACGGCTTCTCGGCCTGATAACGACTTGTGGGGCGGCTGGCTGTCGCTGGTCGCCCCTTCTATGAACGGAGGATAAACCCAATGGCGAGGAATACGAACACCACGGAAACGATCAGGCCTAACAATCTGCGTGACATCTCGGACGCGGAAATCGACCGCAGCATCAGCAAAATGGGCAACGAAGTTAAAAACGAGCCGCGCGTGCCCGTCTTCATTGCGGAAGACCCCAACGCGGAGAAGCAGGAGCCGCAGTATGCCAGCGTCAACGGCTATCCCTTCTGGATTCCGCGCGGGCGCGAAGTGTACGTTCCGTACAGTGTGTACACAATCTTGCAGCAGCAGAGGATTGTCCGGTAACGGAGGTGCGCCATGACCATTGAAGCCTTGAAAGGCCTTGTACTGCGCCAACTGGGTGAGGACGTAGAGGACGTTGAGGAATTTGACGATCTGTTGGACGTCTATCTCAACCAGGGCTATATAGCGCTCATGGAGAAGCGCAAAGGCAGCGCATCCGGGATTGATCCGCTGTCAGACGCGAACAATCTGCTTCCGGAGCGAGTGCATCCGGCGCTGGCAGACTACGCGACGTACCGAATCCTGATGAACGGCAACGCGCTCAGGCAGCAACGCAGCCAGGCCTTCCTTTCAAATTTCGAGGATGCAAGGATTCGCCTGAAAAGCGAGAAAGACGAAGCGGCGGAATCGGAGAACGGCGGAAACTGGCGTTTTACCGGACTGTACGACTACTAAGGCGAGGTGCGCAAAATGGCAAGGACGGCAACCGTTGAGATTAAGGCATTCACGGGCATAGATCAGTCTGCGGGCGGTCACAACGTGAGCATGAACCTTGCCTACAACGCCTACAACTGCGATACGGGATTTGGGGTTCTGGCCCCGTCGAAGGGCTATTTGCCCGTCTATCCTTCCCTGCCGGCCAAAATCGTTACGCTGGGTAGCTTTTACCGGAGAAACCACGAAATCGAATCAGAGCGCCGCGTTTTGGTGGCCGCTACACAGACCACCCTCTATGCCATTCTCGAAGGCGGCTCATCGTGGGTTCAACTCATGAACGGATTTTCCAGCGGCGAATGGTCGTGGGTCACTTATGAAACGACGCGCGATGCCGGAACCCCATCTGATACTTCTGATGATTACATGACCGACATTATGATTTTGTCTAATTCCGAGGATGGCGTGGTTGTCGTGTACGGGGATTCGCTGACTGCGGAACGGAAAACAGACCTGCCCAAATTTGCTAAGCTAGAGCGCCACGCCGAGCGCATTTGGGGGATTGGCGTTCCGGGAGAGCCGGACAATGTGTACTATTCCCAGCCATACAATCCTCTTAACTGGGATTTGGTATTTGACCCGGTTGACGGCACCACCGTTCTCCCTGAACAGTCCGGCGGCGTCATTCAGATGCCCACCTGGGACGGAGATAGATTCATTGCGATCAAGCGATTTTCCAGCAGCCTTTTGGCCTTCAAGGAACGATCCGCATTTTATATCCGAGGTCTGACCACTGGAGAATTTGCGATGATCGAAGCCTATGGTTCCGATGGCGTATTGGCCGGGGACACAATCATCACGGATGGCCCGTATGCCTACTACCTGTCCGACAATGGATTGGGCATTTACGACGGCGATACAGCCCGGATGCTCGACAACGATAGATTGTATGGGGTATTCGCAAAAGTCGGTGCAATAGCCCCTGAAACGGCCTGCACAGCGATTTCAAGGCATGTTCTGTATCTTACCCTCCCTGTGTATACCGGAGAAACCTACTCGGAAACGATTGGCGGCGTAACGGTTACGAAGCTGGTTGAACCGACACGGAACAATTGCCTGATTGAGTACAATATCCCGCGACGTACGTACATGGTACGCAAAGGGATACAGGCCGACGCGATCCACAACCACGGAGGGCGAATTCTTTTTACAAGCGGAACCAACCCGTATCAGGTTTACGAGATCACGGGCGCGACGTTTGATGGCGATCCTATCCCGGTACGCTGGGAATCTGCGTGGCAGGATTTGGGCATGAAAAACGCCTACAAAAATGCGTTTGTCGTTCACATGACCGGGCTACAATCCGACGCGCCGCAACAGATCACAATCGGACTGGAAACGGAGCGCAAGGTCAAGACAAAGACGATCGCGC